TTGCCCATGTCGATGCGCTTGAAAAGTACGGAATACCGCCGCTTGTTCCTGCCACGGTGAGGGCCAATGTGCCAGACGTTGTAATGGGGGAACCGCCAACCGAAATTATTCCCCCGGTAAAGCTCTGAGCAACACTGGATACCGTTCCGGTAGCCGCCGCAGCCGACGCCAAAAGAGTCACCGCGTTGCTGCTGTTCTTGTAGTACAGCTTGCCGTCGTTGGTGTTGAGCGAAAGCTCACCCGCAACAAGGTTTGCTGCAAGCGGAACCGCTGATGCCGTGGCGCTGTAGTACAGCGATATAGGGGTGAAGCCAGTAGCAGCCATTAGAAAGTACCTCCAGAGATTCCGGTATATTGTGTCGCGTTTATTGTCCCACTAACATCTAACTTAGTGGTGGGGGAAGCAGTGCCGATTCCCACATTGCCAGAGGGAGTAATACGCATTGCTTCTAGTGGCGTTGCCCCATTAGCTGTATAAAACTCAAGCGTAACTGCATTACCACCATTGTTCGTCGCACGAATTTGGCTATCACGGACGTTAAATCCATTTGCGCCCGGGTCGAAAGACAACACTGATTGTGAACCAGCAACACCACTTCCATTAACAATAGCGCTGACTACTGTGCCAGCGGCTGAGGTTGCTACGACTGCAAATTTTCCCCATGTACTTGGCGAAGTAGTGCCAATACCTACGTTGCCGCTGGCGTCTTTACAGAACTGCCCGCTGCCGAGGTTGACAATGCCCGTTCCGCCTGTCAATGTGGTGGTGTAGGCAAGGGACGTAAACGAGCCTGTGTTTGCCGTCGTAGCGCCCACAGTGCCGTTGATATTGATGGAGGCAGTGCCAGTCAGGTTGGTCACAGTGCCGCTGCTCGGTGTTCCCAATGCGCCGCCGTTGACCACAAAAGCCCCGGCAGAACCCGTATTCACGCCTAGAGCGGTCACTACGCCTGTTCCGGTGGTGATGGTGCTTGGTGCGGCTCCAGCGCCTCCGCCGACCACCAGAGCGCTTGCGGCCAATGCCGCGCTGGTAGCCCAAGTAGTTCCGCTGGTGAAGTACGGGACACCGCCGCTGGTTCCTGCCACGGTTAGCGCAAGAGTTCCACTGGATGTAATCGGTGATCCAGCAACAGAAATCAAGCCGCCAGTAAAAGATTGCGCCACACTGGTGACCGTGCCGCCCAATCCAGTTGAGTTGATCGTAATTGCAGCAGATCCGTTGTACGTAGTTCCAGAGCTAAAAGAAACCCCAGTGCCTGCGGTCAGGTTAAATAAATTACTACCCAGCGCAACGCCAGATATGGTGCTGTTGGATAGCGATGCATTGGCAATATTGCTCAACGTATTGCTTGCGCCGCTGATGGTCTTGTTGGTCAGCGTCTGGGTGTCCGTCAGGGTCGCCACGGTGCTGTCAATAGAGATCGTGCCCGTCGAGGTGATGGGGCCACCCGTAAGGCCCGTACCCGTAGCGACAGACGTTACGCCCGAGCCAGCGGCAAATGAGTTCCAAGCACCGTTGTATCCCTCAAACAAGCCCGTTGTTGAGTTAAAACGAAAGTTTCCTAGCGTAGATGTTCCGCGCTGGCCTGTTGTTCCCGTTGGCACGACAACACCCCCAGTGCCGGGGAGTACGGGGTCAGTAGCCAAAGAAAGCGTTGGATTACCGCTTACCCCAGTTCCGTTTGCAACGTCAATCTGGCTTGATGTGCCCGTTATGGTGGCCGAGGTGATAGCACCTCCGGTGGAAAGCACAACAAGGCCGTTGAAACTGGCGTTTGCGAAGTTGAGGGCTTGCCCGGTCAACGTGATTGTTGGGTCGCCAGAAACACCGCTGCCGTTGGTGATGGACAGGCCACTGTTAGAAACAGCGATAGAACGCGGCGTAACGGCCGTTCCAGACGTTTTTACTTGAAAGCCAGTACCTGAGTTCACCAGCGACAACAAAACGCCTGTGGTGCTGATATTGAACAACCCTTGGGCACCGCCGTCGGTGATGACCAGCCCGTTGGTAGCCCCGACATAACGGCTGTTGGCCAATTGCGGGGTTTGGGAAACCGTCAGGTAGGTGTAGGTCTGGACAGGCGAGCCAGCAAGCGCCGCAGTCGTGGTCTGGACCGTAACCCCATTCTGGACCACGGGGACGAGTTCGGTTCCGGTGATCGCACCGGCCGTGGGCAGTTGGGATATGGTTACTTGTGCGGACATTATGTGCTCGTATTGCTAGGTGGGCTTGGGGCAATCGTATCCTTGTTTCCGGTCTGCGTGGGCGTCTGCGTGTTCTGCTCGGTCGAGATCTGGAACTGGTTATTTCCGCCGGTAATCAGGTAATCATCACCCGCATCCACGCTGACATCTGGCCTTGGGAAACGCAAGTTTATCCGTTCGGTTTGGCGGGCAGCCAGCCGGTACGGGTCAAGCTGGTCCGCGCATCCCTGATCGCACACGCGCAGGCCCGGGAAATTAGGGTCCGGCCCGAGCTGGACAAATGCACGTTTCATCTTGCACCGGTCGCATATTGCGATGGCGACTGACGTCAGCCCTTCGGTGTTGAGGAATCTTGGCATCAGCGTGTGTACACAGAAATGTTCGGGCTGTAGTAGATCGGCGACTTGTCGCGCTCTTCTTGCTCGGCCATGTTGAAATACTTGTCCGCTTGGACCTCAAGGTAGCTAATCCGAGCGGCGTCCACCGCAGGCATCTCCAAGCTCATCCGGTGCGAAAGCATCATCAGGATGGCCTCGTACCAGCGCTGTGGGATCTCCAGTTGGCCGGAAAGCGATCCGACGTCCATGATCTGGCGCGAGTACCAGACGGTCATTTGGACAAATGGGCTTGATGGGACCGGCCACAGGTACATGGTCGGCTGGGGGATGGTGCGGTCAAACCAATACTGAAAAGGTTGATTCGCCGTGAACTGCTTGTTGGGCAGGTTGGTGTAGTCGTCGCGGTTCAAACGAGACATCTGCAGCTCCCGCGCCATCGTTCCGAAGTACAGCTCTCTCAACGCAAGCGTCGTGCCGCTGGTGGCTTGCATGCGGTAGTAGGCCACATTTTGTCCCGGGTCGATGTCCGTCCATACCCATTGGTTGTCCGTTATTGCCACACTGGTGCCGGTGGCCAGAGTGTTCCATGTGGAACCATCGGTCGAGTACTGAAGCGTGTAGTTCCATGTTGCCGAGCCTCCTCCAGAAACGTAGGGCAAGAACCCAATGGAGCCGACATATTGCGGATCGGTAGTCCCAAAATTGACTGCGATGTTGCCGTTTGCCGATGTTTGCTGGCAGTAAGTATCAATGTTGCCGTCGTAGACGTTGGCCACCGTGCCGCCTGCGGACGAGGTGTAGGCACCGCTGGGGCGGTCCATGGTGCGGTACAGCACGTTCAGGGCGTCAATGGAGCCCACGGGCAGGCTGTAGATGTACTGGTCAGCGTTCAAGCCAATGACTTTCTTGCTGATGGCCCAGTAGTTGATGCCCATGTTGGCAATGTTCGACAACAGGATGAACAGCGACTCTTTGGCCGACTGGACCTGCTCAACTGTCAATTCCTCGGCCAGCTTGCCGCACCGACGCGCACCGTGGTCGATGAGCTGCTGGACCGTGATAACGGTCTGTCCAACGGTTCCAGAGTAGGCCACGGGCGTCCTTAGAAGTTAGGGTTTTTCTTTGCGGGCTTGTGGGTCGAAACACCGCACGCAGCGAGGCTGATTTTGCCACCCTTGGCGTACTGTTTTACCGAGCCGCCTTTTTTGCGATTTAAAAACTCATCTTTTGTGCGTCCCAAAAACCCTTCACCCTGCCCATATTTTTTATCGGGGTTTGTGTTGGGTAAGTCTTTTACGCCCGTATTTTCTTTAAGCTCACGCGCCATTTGGGCTGCGCCAACCTTGTTAACGGCTTGCTCAAAAGGTATATCTACGTCACGTTCCGCAGAAAATCTTTGCGCTGGAACGCCCTCTTTTAGGTCTTTCAGACTTTCCTTAAAAGATTGCGCCACCGCGCCAACTAGGGGGCGGGCAGCGCGTAAAGCCTTCCCAACAGGCATGGCGGCAATTGCAAGTTGCCCAGCACCCATGAGCGCATCGCCCAGTGGGCTGTCGCCTCGTGCTGCCCTTTTGAACCCTGCTTCCGCGTCTTCACCAAAAGTTGAATCCCAGCTAGACCTGCTTTTTGGTTTGACGCCACCTTCTTCAATTGAAGGCTTGGGGTACGTAGCGCCTTGGGTTGTAGTAGGCGGGCCAGATTGCCGACTCATGCTTGGTTTTGCATCCGTGCTCGACTGAATGTTCTCTGGGTCTTTTCTGCGAACCAGACCCTTGTCCATGTTCAGCAGGTCGCGCAGAGTTTTATCACTGCCGTACTGCTTTTGAAAATCAGCAAGCTCCTTTGCGGAGACCTTAGCTTTTCCGTTTACGATTTCACGATCTGGGTTTGGGGTGTAGGCCATGATTGTTCCTTACCAGCTTGATTTTTTCTTGCTGGGCGCGCAGGTAGACACCTTGCAGTCTTTCAGACTGATAGCGCCGCCTTTGGCCTTCAGCAAAGGGGTTTGACGTGCCTGAGCCGCCTGCCTACGTGCCCGCATTCCTTGGGCGGTATCGTCTTGCGTGAAACCAGCTTCTTGCTCTTGGGCTTTGGTCACATCGTTAAACCCTTGGTCGGTTGTAGCATTAAATTTTGCCTTCAAACGGTTGTACGTATCCACATCTTGCAGCTCAGTCCTTTTTTGGGAACCCAAGTTGGTGTAGAAGTACTGCGGTTGGCCAGTAGCCTGATTCACCTCGGTGGTGAAACTGTATTGTGGTGCGTAATCGTCAGCCATGATTGCTCCTTACCAGCCGGGACAGTTCCAGCGTTGCATAGACGCCCGTGCGCGGCTTCCTTTTTCGCTTTTCTCAGCGACAGGACCCATGCGGGCACAGAATGAATCGCGCCGGGCACCGCCTTGCGGCTGGGGTGCTTTCAGGTTTGATCCGGTCTCTCGGTTGTACTTAGCTCGGCCAGCAGCGGTCAATCCTGCGCCTTGTTTGGCTGGCAGTTTTTCACCACGACCGATTGCCAAGCTCGGACCACCATTCTTCAGTTTGGCGGTTTTTGCTGACTCTTTGAAGGCATCAGCCGTTGGCGCACCTTTGCTGCCCACTCTGCGCATTTTTTCGCCAGAGCCTTCAGCGATTCGCTCACGTTTTGCATGAATGTTCGCATACAGTCCACCTTCTTTCATTTTGTCGGCCTTGACAAATTCCTTGCCGACCTTTTGCGGGACGCCACCAAACCCGCCCTTGGTGTGGGCAGCGGCCTGCATCAGGCGGTGTTGGGCTGGTGACTTGCTTGGCATGGTCAGTCTGAATTCTTGATGAGAACCAACTCAAAGAAACCAGCCGCCTCATTGTCAACAGCGCCACCAATTGCTTCGCCTTGAATGCGAGTCTTTTCAGGAATTGCAATTGGGTAAGGGAAGTTGATGGTCGAGATGTTGTTGTTGGTCACAATGAATGGGCCAGTTGTGGCAATGCCACTCGTGCCAACAAAGCGTGTTCTTGCAGTGACTAAGGTTGTGCCAGCATCCTGCGCCAAACCAATTCGAGCCACAGCCAAATAGCCTGTGTAACCAGCAGGGATGGTGTATTGGCTTGAGGTTGCGTTGTTGAAACCAGCCGCAATCACGTTGTAAATAGTTGCTGGCACGCCAGAGGTAACAGTACCTGAACCAATGTAAATGATGCCTTCGTTTGCAAGGCTTGTACCTGCGGTCGTCACCAACATGGAGTTGATGCGCAAGAATGAATTTGTGGTCGTAACAGCGGTCTGACCATTCATGGTCACGCTTTCGCTAATGACTGCATAGTTAGCGTCCAAACCAGTAATCAACACAGTTCGTGCGCCAGTGCCTGCCGATGTGTCATCTGCGTCAGCAGAACTCACGGTCATTTGCAAAGCGGCGGCTGGGTATGACAAATTACCAACAGGCGTAATCATTGCCCATGAGGTGTCAACATTCGAGTTGTAGCCAGCAATTGTTACGACAGAGTGCGCCTGAATTTGACCACGCGCCACTTGCAACTCAAATGGCTCGTATGCGCCTTGACGGGTCGCGGAAGAATAAGTTCCCATATCTATCTCCAAAGAAAGCGGGGGCCGAAGCCCCCACTCGTTTTTAGCAAGCGCGGCCGCCTGTTTTACGGGTCATCGTGGGGTTCACAAAACCCCGTCCTGCCCCAGCATTTGGCCGAATACCCAGCAGCCGTTTGACGGAATCCATCACCGGTGTTGCTTCGTTTTCACGACGGGTGGCGTCTTTTTCAGCCTCCCGACGACGAGCTTCCCGCTCAACGATAGGATCGTAGCCGCTCTCGGCCGTAGGCATGCCGCCCTCGGCCTTGTGGACCACCTTGCCGCCCTTTTTGAAGGTGCCGGACTGCAAGCTGTTGGCTACCGGCCGTGAGACCGGTTTACGGGGCATTGCTACGGCGTGGCCAGTGTCGTTAACACTGCCCCCCGTAGCGAAATGCTTTTTTGCAGCACCGCCTTTTTTGAAGCCGCCAGCGTTGGCTTCCTTGACCTCACCGGTTTTGGTGTTGGTCTTGCCGGGCTTGGCCGAGTTTGCTGGGCGATTTTCCCAGTTGACTTCGCCGCCGTGCTTAAAGCCGCCAGCATTGCTCATCTTGACGCCACCAGTACCGCTTGCACTGTCGTGCTTGCCTTGGTGCATCTTGGTGGTCTTGTACGAGCCAGACGAGGTTTCCGAAGGGATGGAGCCGCCGGTGGCGTAGCCAGCCGGTTTGCCCATCTTGACAGCGCCAGTGCCGTGCGCCTTGTCGGTTTTGTCGCCGTCAACAACCTTGGTCGTGCCGCCCTTGCGCAGCTTCAGCTTAGTGCCTTCGCCGCCCATGTGCTCTTGCGCGTCGTGCTGCTTGAAAGCCTTTTTGATCATGGCCTTGTCTTGGCCCATGTCACCAGCCTTGCCACCCTTTTTCATGGCCGGGGCCATGGGGGCTGCGGGTGCAGCCATTCCGGGGCGTCCAGCGCCGCGCTGGGCCATCATGCGCATCATGAGCGCCTTTTTCATGGCAGGACTCATCATCGCGCCAGCGCCTGCGGGAGCGCCCATCATGCCGCCCATAGCCTTCTTGGCTACGCCGCCGTCTTTGGACATCAGCATGGGTGCCTTCATGGACTTGCGACGGTCCATGATGGACGGCTTCTTCGGTGCCTTGCCGGGAGGGGCAAATTTACCGTCAGCCATGTCCATAGGCATGCTGCTCTTCATAGCGGAGTGGCCAGCAACATGGCCGCCCTTTTTGAGCTTCAGAATCACTGAAGGCTCGGTGGTCTCCATCTTGACCATAGGTTTAAATTGGCCCATGATTTACTCCTTATGCTTGTGTGACGCCAAACGCGCCGACACGGGTTGCATTTGGGCCTGCCGCAATCGCTGGCAGGGCTACGCCCATCACAAGACGTTTGACACCGTCCGCCGCCGAAGATGGAAGGTAAGTGCCTCGCACATCACCAGTGGTGGTGGTTGCGGTAGCAGTAGCGGCAACGGTCATAGTGCCAGCATCTTCAGCCAAGGTGTTGTCCCAGCCAGCGCGGGTGATGTAACCCCGGTCAATCACTCGCAAGGGAAGACCCAGAATATCAG